GTGGCGAAACTGGTCGGGTTTCAGGTCTATCCGATTGCTGTACCTAAGACGGCGACCCTTCCGTTCTGCGTCTACAAGAGAAACAACATCACCCGCGAGTCGCACCTCGTAGGCCCGATGTATCAGCCGGTGGTAAACCTCCAGATCGCGTCGTGGGCGCTCTATTACGATACCGCCCGCGAGCTTGCCGACGAGGTGCGCTTGGCTCTGGATGGCCGCATTGGCACCCTCTCGGGCGTTACAATTGAAGATATACGGCTCGTATCGGAGACGGATGACTATCTAGACCCGACGGCCGTGGGAGCACAACTCCCTCCCGCATACGAAGTTCGACAACTATTTCAAATTCGGTGGCAAGAAGCTACCGAGTAAGACTTTAGCGCAAGGAGGCGCATTATGGCCGGTGTTGCCGCGATGGGCGTGACGCTGACTTACAACAGTCAGACGCTGACGATTACGAGCTTCAATGTCAACGACACTATCGACACCGCCGATGGCTCGCACCTCGGTCAGCCTGTCGGCGACCGCCGCCAGTACGTTCCGACGTTCGTGCAGCGGGAAATCTCCTGCGACTACATCTCGACCACGCTCGTCACGACTCAGTCTGCGGCTCTCAGCATCGCCGGCCCTGTCTCCTTCAGCGGGAACGCCACGATCACGTCGTCCACCATCGGTGGCAGCGTGGGCGACCTCATCAAGGGCAGTGTCACTTGGCGAGTGGCCTAACTCTGGGGAGGTGACCCGTCATGGCCGGGGCCACCGCACAGGGTGCAAGACTCTCGTTTTTGGGCTTTGCCGGCGAGGTGACAGGCATCTCCGTCGAGATGCCGACCGCGCAGGTCACAGACATGACCGCGGCCGGAGACGGCCTGGGCTACAGCTTCATGGTGCCGACCGGCGAATGGGCCGGCGGCACCATCACTGTGGACTTCTTGTCCACCAACATCGACCCGCAGTCGCTTGTTCGGAGAGTCGGGCAACTGACGTTCTCGTCAACCGGCTACAGCGTGAGTCGCCGCGTAATCTGCGAATCGGCGTCTATTGGAGCGCAGGTCGGCGAACTGGTTCGCGGCACACTCAAATTCTTAATGACTGATTATCAAGGCAATTGACCGGCAGGATGCTGGTTCTGATTCATTTCTCGGAGTAGATCGACATGGCACTTGACCGTAAAAGCATCCTTGCAGCAGACGACGTTCGGAAGGAAAAGATCGCGGTACCTGAGTGGGGCGGGGACGTGTTTCTTCGCGTTCTCACGGGCACCGACCGCGACCGTTTCGAGGAGTCCTACTCCGAGCAGAAGATGAAGGCGTTTCGCATTCGTTTCCTGCTCCTGGCTCTCTGCGACGAGGCCGGGAAGCGTCTCTTCGGAGACGACGAAGGCGAGATTCTCGGCAACAAGTCGTCGGTGGTGATCAATCGCCTGTTCGAGGCTGGTTGGAAGCTGAATGCCTTCACGCAGGAGGCAGTGGATGCCCTGGGGGAAGATTCGCAGCCCGCCCAGAGCGGCGATTCTACTTCCGGCTAGCCGCCACGCTCGGCATGAGCGTCAAGCGGCTGCTCCAAGAAGTTGACAGCAAGGAGATCGCCGAGTGGTACGCATTTGATCAGCGATGGCCGTTGCCAGACCCGTGGGGTCAGACGGCCAGACTGTGTCGAGTGATCATGGCCGCGTCTGGGAACTACAAGAAACACGACATCCCCGACGAGGCCGCGTTCATCCCGACCGTCGTGAGGCCGGAGCAGTCAGCTAATCAGATGATGAACGAGTTAATGAAGTTGAACACGCCGCTACCAGGGTGACGCGATGGCAAACGGTTATCTCGGCAAGATCAGTGCAATCGTCTCGGCGAACACCGCCGACTTTGATAGCAAGCTGAGTAAGTCTGCTGCCGAGGTGCGTAAGTTCGCTGGCAGTATGCAGGGCACGCTGACATCCGCTCAAACAGGAGCGTCGTCTGCCCTGCGTGGAATTTATACGGACGCGCAGAAGCTTGAGCGTGCCTTGCAGGCAGTCGCAACGCAGAAGCTGCGATTCAAGGGGTTTGATACATCAAACCTTGCTGGCGCAGTCACGAAAATGCAGTCGGTTTACTCTGCAACGGAGCAGATAAACAAACCCCTTGCGTCTGCGGTGAAGGGGTTCAACAAGCTGTCGATGGCTGTGCAGGGCGAGTTCAACGCCGCTCTTCAAGTAACGCAGGCGTCTGTCGAGAAGCTGAACGCCGAGATTGACAAAACCGCTGGAGACTCCACGGCAGATTTCTCAAAGCTTGCGGACAGGCTTGCCACCGTCGCGAGGCAAGTCGATGTGACGACTGCTGCCATGTCGCGACTGAAAGAAGTCGGAGCGATGACATCCGGCCTCGCCACCGGGCAGGAGCTTCGTTTCCAGCGGCCAGAGCTATCGGCTGAGATGCAGCGGTCGGCGGCTTTGCAGTCGCAGGCGGCCCAGATGTCCCCAGTGGCCGTATCAAGCAATGGCGTGTCTAGCCTTGTTGCTCAACAGCGGGCTGCTGCCTTGGAGACTGAAAGGCTCGCCGCTGCCCTGGAGAACGAAAGCCTGCTCATCAACGGCAACGTCGCCGGTGCCACGGCCGCGTATCAGGCGCAGCTTGCGGTTCAACGGCAGTTAAACGATGAGATTGAGCGACGAATTCGGTTAGAGGCGAATATCGGCGCAAGAACCGACATATCAAATGTCGGTCGATCCTCTCCGTTTGTAAACCCGCTGATTGGTGCAAGAACCGACATCTCGAATTCTGGACTGTCGTCGCCGTTCGTAAACCCGCTGATTGGTGCAAGAACCGACATCTCCGATGTAGGCCGTTCTTCAAGTCTTGCAGACCGACGCCGCGACCTTGCGCGAGATGAGATGGGAGCCGCCATCGAAGCACCTCGCCGCCAACTCGGCGTCCTCAGTGGCAGCATCACCTCACTGAAAAGTCAGATCGACGCACTCCCCGAACCGATGCGGGCACGGTTCGTGCCCGCCATCCGCGATGCAGAACAGGAATTCGTTCGCCTGTCGGCAGCAGCAATGCCCGTGGCGGGCGAGATCGAGGCTGCTCGTCAGCGGCTAGTCCAGTTGACGAGAGACGCCACTCGAGCCGCCCAAGCAATGAACTTCCGAGGTTCTTTTGGCGGCGGCGGGATGGAGGGGGTTAACCTCGGACTTGATCAGCGCGCCCTGCAAGGCTACAACGCGCAATTGCAAATCCTACAAGGATACATGGCTCGAATTCCGGGGGCGTTGGCTGGCCCCGCAATCGCGTCGTTTAATCAACTAAGAAACGCAATCGCGGCAGCGTTTGATGATGGGACTATAAACACAGCAGAAACTCGGCGAGAGCTTGCGGCTTTGATGGCCGCAGCTACCCAGACGACCGCGAGCCTCGCAGGCGTAAGCGCAGGTCGAATCGGCCGCGATCTTCAACGAGCCGGAGATATTGGGCGGGGTGGTTTTGACAACATGTCGCTGGCTGTCAATCAAGCGGCGTTCGCCATCGACGATTTTATGTCATCGACGGGTGGCTTGGATCAAAAGTTGCGTGCTGTCAGCAACAACATCACACAGATGGCTTTCATCTTGGGTGGAACCACGGGGCTGTTTGTCGGCCTTGGTGCTGTCATCGCAGGGCAGGCTGTCGTCGCACTTATTCGGTGGATAAATAACGGCAGAACCGCGGAAGATCAGACGAAAGCTCTTAACGAGGCTTTGGCTAGGCAGAAGAACCTCGTTGAGGGGCTGGCAGAAGCGTTCCGCTCGCTGGGTTCCTCGGTGACCCAGAATGTGTTCTCCGAGCAGGCGAAGCAGGCCAAAGACTTTGCTCGAGAGATAGAGAACATTCTCAAAAAACAAAAAGAACTGGGACTCGGCCGCGTTGCCGGAAACGACGTTGGCGTTCAGAGAGAGCGAGCGGAGCAAGCCAAGTTAAAACGCGAGATCGACAAAGAAGAAGACCCGTTTGTGCGTGCTGGAAAACAGCGGCAACTAAAAGCATCCGAGGAACGCGAACAGCGGAAGACGCGACTCTTTGAAGTCCAGCCTTCCCCGCCAGCAGCAGAGATTCGTCGCGAGATTCGTCTCCGTGCTCCGGTCGGGTTCAGGAACCACGCCAACGACGTGCCCGAAGGAAACGATGTTAATTCCCTCATAGCGCAATCGAACGCTCTCCAGCCCGCAGTTGACAGGCTCGGTGAAATCGTCGCAAGCGGCGACAAGACGTTCAAAATCGCTAGCCGCCAGCTTGAGGTTCTTGGCAATCTTCTTGATCGAGTAAATCGATCCATAGGAGACTCAATCGCGCAGTCTGCCGTCAAAGTCGCCGACGCCTCGCGCGGCCCCGCAGAGCAGATTCGACAGTCTCAGGAAGAGGTGGCAAATGCCATCGAACTGGGGCTGCCTGGGGCCAGGACGTTTGCTGCCGAGCTACAGAAAAGTGCCGACCTTCTTCAGAGTGCCTATGACGACCTTGAGAAAGCGCAGTCAGAAGAGAACACGCCAGCAAAGAAAAGGGAACTGGTTGACGCCGCTCAAGAGAAAATCGACGCACTTGCCGCTGACCAGGCGGGGATGCGGGAGAAATCCGATTCGTTCCGCTACCAGAGAACAGTTGACCCTCAACAGCAGATTGAAGCTCGCCTTGAGCGGGCCAAGGAAAACCTCAGTGCCGCTGGTTTGGAGGACGGCCAAGTAGCTCGCCGGATGCGAGAGATTGAAAATGAGCGAGAGACTCTGCGTCAGCGGTCGGCGATGCCTGAGAACCAAGGCGAAGCCGCCCAGCAAGAGTTTGCGAAGATGGCGGTGCTGCTCAACGCCGAGGCTGCCGCTCTTGAAGGGACGACAGTTGCTTTAAAGGTTTTCTCCGATGCCTTGAGCAAGGCATCGGACGAGGCGCGTGGCAACCTCAACTCTGCCCAGCAGGCCGCCGATGAGGCCCGCAGAAACGATCTGGGGTCTGGAACTGAGGAAACCCGCATTGCTCGCAAGCGAGCAGACTTCGATCTTGAGCGACAGAGAAAACTTGAGCGAGACGCGCAGCGTGAGATCGAAAACCAGCGAAGCCAACTTGAGGAAATTCAACAGGGGCCGGGTGGAAGACGGATCGCGCAAATAAACGAGCAGCTTAAAGGCGGGTCGTTGCCGGCAAATGAACAAGATGCACTTAGAAAAGAGCGAGACAGCCTGATCGGTCAGGCTGAAGACGAAATCGGCATTCGCCGTCAGCGTGCCGAGGCCGCAATAGAAGCCAGCACTCGCGACGAGGAGAGCCGCAAGTCGGCAAATCGCGGCGCGGAGTTGATCAAGACACCGGAGGAACGGTTTGCCGCCGAGACGGAACAGGGTCTGAAGGACATTCGCGAGCGATTCAAGAGAGATGCCAACGTTATTGGAATGCCAGTTGATGAAGCCTCCATGAACGCTGCGGAGAAAAAATTTAAGGAAGACCGCGAGAAGGAAGCCAGAACCGCCACCTCTACTGGCCGTGGCCGCGAGGCGTTCCTCACCGACCGCGAGCGGTTCTCTCGCGACACAAGAGAAGGCATCGTCAGGGACATGACGGCGGGGGCCATCGATCAAGCTGGCGTCGGGAACATCCAAGGCCGCCGCGCCCTGCTCGAGAGAGGCATCGCGAACCAGATGGAGCAAGTCGCCCCGATGCTCCAGCAGTTTGAGGAGGAGCGTCAGAACGCTCTCCTCCAAGGCCCGTCTCGAGCCGCCCTACAGATGTCCGACGTTTCGACGAGTCAAGGAGCCAGCGAACTCACCCGCCTTCTCCGAGGCGACGATTCGGCGAAGGACGTGAATTTGGCCGAGCTAAGAAAGCAGACCCAGAAGTTCGACGACCTCATCGCGGCAGTAAAGGAAGCCAACCCAGGAGTCCTGCTCTAAATCATGCCAAAGTTCGTATCTGAACTCGCACAGGGCAACTCATTCAGCCGAAGCTCCGACGGCGGCGGTGCCGCCGACAACGCCGTCCGTAAGTGGAAGGTGCTGCTCAATTCTCCGAACGAGACGTGGGACATCTTCGCCGCGGTCGGCGTCAACATCGGCGACCTCTACAGCGAAGGCAATCCGATCCCGTGCGTGAGCGTCGAGGCCGACCACGACGGCGACAGTCGCGTTGTCTGCATCGTCACGGCGCAATATCGCAGCAGCCCAGGTGCATCGCCCGACGCCCCCGACCCGAAGTCGCAAGACCCGCAAGTGCGTCCTGCGATGTATTCAATGTCAACGTCGCTGACCGAGTTGGCGGCGTGGTCGGGGAAGAAGGTCACAGGCGGCGTGTCAGGCGACTGGGCACCGGCAGTAAACCCAGTCGGAGATATGTATGACGGCGTGACGCGGCTGGAGCCGGTGGTAACAATCAACATCGAGCAGTATTCGCGGACAGACCAAAGCGACCTTCTCGGGTACTGCGGGTATGTGAATAGCGCAGCATTCGCGTTCAGCGGTCTGACGGTTGCCACGCACTGCTGTATGCTTCAAAGCATCGCGTCCAACCCCGTGGTCGAGCAATTCAACGGCGTGACGTTTCGCGGATTTAAGGTGACGTTCGGCTTTGCCGTCCGCTCTCATTGGACGTTCGTTAACGGCAACTTCGAGCCAATCGGGTGGGATGTCGCCGTTCCGCAGACTGGAATGAACATCAAGAACACGGGGCTTTCCAGAGACGACGTTGACAAGAAAGCCTTGGCCTTAGAGCACCGCAACGGTCGTGTTTACGTTTTCGGCGGTAGTGAAATTGTTCTCGCGATTGGTACCGAGCAGCAAAAGGTTCGCGGCATGGTGACGGTGCCGGCAACTGGCAGCGAGGACGGCGGCTATGTGCAGCGGCCGTGTGCGCAGCCTATCGCGCTGAATGACGACGGTTCGCCGCGAAACGCCGACTTTTTTACTACCGTAAACAAGGTCATCGTCAACCGCGTCTGCTTGCAGCCAGAGATGGCATTCGGCGACAACTTCTCCAACTTCGGCATCCGCTCGTTCGCGTAGCCTACTGAGGAACAGATACCGTGGCGTTGTCATTGCCAGTATTCCAGAACGTGTACGTTACGGCGGCGCAGTCTTACATCGAGACGATTGCGCTGTGCAACACGAACGTGTCGTCAAGTTTTGTTGCCAGAGCCACGCCGGTTTTTTCAAGCTCCGTCTACACCAGCGGGTTCAAGGCGACCGGCGACTCGGCGACGAGCACGATACTGTTCATGCCGGGGAATCAGCTTCAGTATGTGACCAGCACCAGAACCGCCAGCACATCCGCGTCAACGCAGTACCCAGTATTCGCCGTTCGCGCTTCGGCGACACTGTCGTGCAGCCGCAGCGGCACGGCGGTCAACGTCACAATCCCATACGGCACGACATACTCGCGGACAAGCAGCGACGAGACATACCTCGGGAACTCGCCTTCTAAATACACATACGCCGTCTACTACGAAAACTTGAACGGCCAGACAATCGTTTCTGGAACGATCAACGTCGCCATCAAGACTACTAGCTCTGTGTCGGAATTCAGCGTCTGCAAGGTGAGCGTGACGTAACATGGCAGGAGACAACGGCCGCTACCTTATCGGCGAGAGCTTTCGCGAGAAGCTGAAAAGCACGATCTCGAAGGTAGACTCGTTTGCTCTCGGCGGGCCTGTCAGCCGCATACCGACGATCCTTGAGGGAGACGATTCGTCCTACTCGCCCAAGACCTTCCGCATCTGCACATTCACCGGCTCCTGGGCGATCAACGCCAGCAAGGTCGTGACGTTTCGGGGCGTGACGGCCACGCCGAATACGGTGAGCGCGGTCAACTTATTCACTGAGTTCACGGCGACCACGACGACCACGACGTGCGCTATCGCGAAGGACGGCACCGCGTGGTATCTGATCGCCCCGACCGGCACGGCTCCGAGGACTGTAGCAACGACCGTACTGACGAGCGTGTCCCTGGGGACGGCTGGGCTACAGTTCACGACGATGAACATCAAGATTCTGGAAACAGTCTCGACCTCTGTGATCACTATCGGCACCACGGCTTGCGCGTAATATGCCACTCGCTACGAAAAACGGCGCGATCATTGTCAAGAACGGCAGCTTGGCTCAGAACTGCAATTGCTGCTCGAGCCAATGGTACTGCTGCGAAAATCCGACGTGCGCACTGAAAGACGTGAAATCTATAACCGTCGAACTGAACTGCACTGGGTATATGCTGCAAAGACGGTATCAATGGCAGTGCAGATCGTATGTGGGCGGCACAGTATCGCACGACTATTATGTCAGCACTGGATTCGATGGGGCAGCACTCAACGGCGTTCGTTTTTTGCAGAAACAAAGCGACACGGTCTGGAGCACATCGGTGCCTATGACGGGCGGTTGCAGCAGCACTATCACCGCCACGATCATCGGCACACTGCTCAATGTCGAGGTGGTTGTCTATGCCTCCGCGTGGCAGAAGACAGATCAAGAGTCATATCGCTCTCTTTCGCAGCTTTCGTGCGGAACAGTAGGAAACTGGCAAGGCCAGCATTCAGCCGCGGGTGATGAAGCCACGCAGACCATGATGACAAGCGGGAGAGTGATACTTGACTACTATGCCTCCGCGAGCGGGTGCTATGAAGACCCGTCTCCCGCTCGGCTCCCGTACTCTTTCACCGTTAGTGTCCCATACATAGGAAGCCCTAC